AATTGTTCCAATTCCAAATTCACATATTGGAGTTGCTGTTGGTGTCGGTGTGCTAGTTGGTGTACTAGTTGGTGTTGATGTCGGAGTTGCAGTTGCGGTTGGTGTAGGTGTAGCAGTCGCAGTTGGGGTTGGAGTTGATGTTGGTGTAGGGGTTGGAGTTGATGCAATAATAATCGTCTCAATTCCAAATTCACAAACCGGTGTAGGGGTTGGTGTTACAGTTGGTGTATTGGTAGGAGTACTAGTTGGTGTACTAGTTGGGGTAGGTGTTGATGTCGGTGTAGGTGTTGGTGTCGGTGTAGATGCAATAATCGTTACTCCAATTCCAAATTCACAAACCGGAGTTGGTGTAGGAGTTGGAGTTGGTGTAGGAGTACTTGTAGGTGTATTAGTTGGTGTAGGTGTAGGCGTCGGAGTTGGTGTAGATGCGATAACTATCACTCCAATACCGAAATCACAAACAGGTGTAGGAGTTGGTGTAGGTGTCGGGGTTGGAGTACTCGTAGGTGTAGGCGTCGGTGTTGGGGTTGATGCAATAATGTTAACACCTATGTTAAAATCACAAACAGGTGTAGGAGTTGGGGTCGGTGTAGATGTAGGAGTTGGGGTCGGAGTTGAAGCTATAATAGTAACCCCTACATTAAAGTCACAAACAGGCGTCGGTGTTGGCGTTGGTGTTGATGTCGGTGTAGGAGTAGGAGTTGACGATACTAAAATTACACCCACATTAAAGTCACAAACAGGAGTTGGGGTAATTGTTGGCGTTGGTGTAGGTGTACCTGTTGCGGTAGGTGTTGGGGTAATTGTTGGCGTTGCGGTTGGTGGTATAGGTGTTGCAGTTGGTGTTGGAGTTGATGTTGGTGTAGGTGTAGGCGTACCTGTTGCAGTTGGTGTTGGAGTTGATGTTGGTGTAGGGGTACTAGTTGGTGTAGGAGTGCTGGTAGGTGTTGGTGTTGGGGTACCTGTAGGAGTTGGGCTCGGTGTAGGGGTTGGGCTCGGTGTAGGGGTTGGAGTTGGTGTGGTATCTTCAGGATTGTACGATGTACAACCATTAGGTCCTATTTGTGTTTGAGAACAATTACCATCTGTACATTCAACATTTCTTAATAAACTTTGAACACTTGGTATATTGTCACACTCATAACCTAAGTAATATTGTTGGGTATCAATATCCAAACACTCAAATTTATTTCCTGTAAACGGACTAATAAAAGCTGAATCATTTTTAGTTGATACAACAATTCTATTAATACCACTTGAAGGTCCATTAAATAAGATTGTGTCTGAATTTATTGAAGTTCCTGATGTTACTAATGTATAGTAAATTCCTCTATTACAATAATTTAAATCAACACTTGTTACCTCAATAGGAAAACCGTATTGACTTATCATAAAGTCTCCACTCTGAAAATGTCCTTCAGGATATTCACAACAAGGTACTTCAGGTTGTTCAGGTCTTACAAATAAATCTTCAGGATATTTGTATGTAAAATGATATGGAACAGTTTCTAAGTATTCATTGATGTTAGTGTATACCAAAACTTTACTTGTTGGTAACACCTCAAACTCACCATTAATAACATCTTTCTTAATTGAACTTAAACATTCTTTTCTTACGACTTTTATTAATGAATAATCAAAGGTAAATTGATAACCATTACTCTCAACGAACTTAAACATTTCTGTTGGAAGTAAATTACAATCTTTTTGACTTATACTTAAAATCGTATCCCCTATTGTAACATTTTCGATTGATGTTTCAATAATATTTCCAGACGATATACTACTTTGTAAACCTTGCCAAGTTGTTGGGACTGTTCCTGAAATATATTTGTAAATTTCAGTTCCTTTCTTTATACCATAATCAAAAGATGTCTTGTATTGAACTTTTGGATTGATGGTATAGCCACTAACCTCATCGGAAACTTGTACTACTCTTTTTTGTAGACCTTCAATTCTGAATTTTTGTTCACAGTTCGCAGCATCTGAAATTATAATATCATATAAATCAGTTTCTTTAACGTTAGGTATAATGTAGGTACAAGTAACTAATTGTAGGTTAGAACTAAAGATAGCCCTTTTAATTGGTTTTGGGTCGTTTATTTCTATAAAGTCACAATCAGTACAAACACCTGTATCACAAGTAGTACCACTTGTAACATAAATGTTCAAATCCCAAATGCCGTTATTTTCAACACCGGTTCCGCCAGTTACTGTAATATAGATGTCTTCTACTAATTGACATTCTTCTGTTGTTCCTTGATATGTTATACAAGGACCTGATAATTCAACTCTTAAATTACATTCGTCTTTATCTAAACCATAATTCGGTTCAAAATAAAAATCAATATCTTCACCATTTCTACAATCAGTAGTATCTAATGTAAATCTTACCTTTTCAACACCATCAATATCTAAGAAATATTCTAACGAAAGTGTCTTTTTATAAATCTGAGAACAATTCGCTGTTTGTGTCTTTGCCGTGTATGGTGCATAATCATCAATACAACCATAGTTGTCTTGAGTTATTTGACTATTAATTGTTTGTACTAAATCGGTTAATGTCTCTTTCCATTCGTTTTTAATTAATGGTAAATTTAAATTAATCCAATTTTTATAATCACAAATTAATGGAACCGATAAAGATGTTTGAGTTAGTGATGTACATTTAACCGTTGGTGTATATCCTGTAAAAAGTTCTGAACGTAAGTTTGAACTTGTTCCTGAATAGATGTTACCATTAATGTTTAAATAAATTGTGTATGTTAAACCACTAAATGAAAATAATCCTCTTAGACTATCTTCATTAGATACATTTTCATATGATGTTGTACCACCACCTAAAATTGTTTCTAAGTCTTCCTCAATTACAGTTTCAAAATCCGGATATAATACCTCAACAAATTCTTTCGGTGTACAAGGTTGTTTATATTGAAACTTAGACCTACCGAATATTCCGTTTTCAATTAAGTTACCACCCAACCATTGAGTCGTTGCAGGAACGAATTGGTCGATTACATTAACCCAATATGGACTCATTCTTTGAATGAATTCATTTATTTTAATATAGTTGTACGGTGTAAATGAAACGCTATTTACATACGATTCATAAACTTGTTTTAATAGTCGGTATTCTTTCTTGTACTTAATTGTACTTGAATTTCTAATTACTTGACTAACCGCCTCTTTTAAAAACTCAGCGAAGGATGGTCTTTCCTGTGGTGGTAAAGTACCAAAAGTCAACGTTAAGTTTCTACTTTTTCTATAGATGTCATAATCGATTGCTCTTGAACCATCTAAGAAAATATTAATATTTTTTCTGTTTAATTTATATGTGAAATTACCATCGTCATCTAATACTTCAGTTTTTCTATTATCAATTTCGATATTCAAATCGTAACCATAATCTAAACCAGGTAATTTTCTGTAGTTGTTAAAATAATCTTCACCATATGTAAATGGTTTTGATTTTGTTTTAAGAACTTTAGTATCTCCTGTAAGAACTGAATTTTCAATGTCTAATATGTCACCAGACCTATGGTCTAATGTTTTTCTGTACCAACCGGCACCCATTGCAAAATACAATGAACCATCGGAACTTTCTAATCCTCTCGGTAATCCATCAGTTGTTACGGGATATTGACTTCTTGATAGTACGGTTGAACCAGATGTGGTCACCAATCTATAAGTGTATGCATTGTAATCAACTCCATCAATTGTTTGTGCAAATGGTACAAACTCAACGTGTTGGAATTCTTTTACTCCATTGATAACATCTCTAATGTCATTCTCGTATGTCGCCTTTGGTAGTAAACTATCAACTCGATAGATGTATTCATCCAACCTTATCATAGGTTCAGGAGCACCGATGAATTTTAAAAAGAATTCAATTGCTAATCTTGTACCTTTTGATTTATATAATTGTGCAAGGTTTACAATTAATCTTCTGTAAAACTCGTACTCACCCTCTAATAGATTAGCACCTATATTAAGTCCTTCGTATTGTGAAGTGTGTCTTGTATAAAGAGTTTCTTCTAATGACTTTTCATCATAAAGATTGACTGTTGATAATCCTAATGTTTCTGCTAAATTTTTTAATAATACGTCGGGTACATTGTTAGCTTTATCATAGCTAACATTTCTCATAAACGCAATATTATCAATAAACTTCTTTACCTTATCGAAACTCTGACCATAAAGTTGGAAGATTGCTTCCGCTTTCTTTCCTTCGGTATCGAATTCATAAAGCTGAGGTGACGTCATAAATCTAATGATTAAATTAGATTTATAATCATCAACAATATTACCTATATTACTTAACGCAGAGATATATGATTCATAATCAAGACCAACTATTTGTAAGTTCCACCCGTCTCTACTTAACGGCCAAGTCGCAAATTCACTTTGTAATTCCGTAACGGCACCATCATATAAATCTGTCGGTATTCTAAACGCTGCAGTATATTTTGGTGTTGATTCTCTATCTAATAATACAGTTTCTAATTCATCAAGACTATTGAAGAATTCTTCAGTTACACCATTATTTGGTCTAATTAAATAATTGTCAGTGTAGATTGAATATCCACCGAAACAATATCCTTTTACTTTTAATGTAATAAAACCATCATTATCAGGTTCTTCGTATGAAACGATTTCATATGTTGAACCGCTAAGGTTATCTACTACATATTTTGTATATGACGAATAAAAATCTCTATACGAATTTGTTGATTGTAAAACTTCAACCCCTTGAGGTCTTTGAAAAACAATATCAAATGGGTTATAAATTAAAGATTTTTTAAATTGGAATTGTGTGGTGTTTGAAATTGGGTCGTAACCAAGAGTTGCCCCCGTTAATACCGCACTAACATTCGTAGACGAAACCGGTGAATCAACATCAACTAATAATGCTGCAGGGAAACTTTCAATAATATTCCCAACCGCACCATTTAATCTTGTTGATAAGGAGCCAAATAAAGATTTTGACGCATCGTTTTTAGAATTATGAAATTTAATCTTTTTACTTCTATCAGGTAAATTAATACCTGTAGAGTTATTATCATAAATTGAATTCGTTTCTTCTTTTAATGTATCTAAAGTAAGGAAATCAGAAAATGGTTGTGTGTGAAAAGTCTTACTGTCTTTTTCAGGAATTACTCTATCAATAAGGAATTGGGTATTGGCCAATTGACTAGAACCATCGGTTATTTGTAAACCGATGAGCTTGTCATTGAACGTTTCACCACCACTAGCCGCCTGATATGGGACCTTTCTTGTTATTTTAGCCATTATTGAGTTATAACATCAAAATTTAATGTTTCGTCGATATTATCATTCTTCTCTCTTATTTCGTATAGTGTCTCGTTAATATCGTCTTTAATTTCGTATA